AACGAGATTACCACCATTTTCATCAAGATTATATAAATACACAATTCTTTTAATCGCCGGTTCAATTGTTGGCGCATCCATGATATCATCATTTATTGCAAATAAATTTAAATATTTTTTTATTATATCATAAACATTTTCAATATTATCATCGTCTACCCAACCATCCAGCTCTATAACCAAAGAATTTACATCTGAGTCTAAATCCTCATCAGTTAATGGGCTACTATAAGCACCTGTCCCTTCAGTAATTAACTTTTTATTGTTCTCAGTAAGATATTGTCTTTTGGTGGCATCTTTATGAAGATTTAAAATTCTATTTGATTCTTCTTCATTTAAAAAATATAATTTTTTCATACTTATTTCTGTTTAATATATAAATATCTGTTTTTTAGAAAAAAAATTTGTGGAATCAATATATTTGCTTATCTTTGTAATGTGATTAAGGGAAACAATTAAGATACAATTAATCACAACGGGTTAGAACGAAACAATCCTAACTTATCGGGTGGAATGGAAGACGATTCAGATACAACGTCCACCCCTTTTTTATCTCCACAAAACCAATTGATTTTTACCAACTCTAAACGGATTACCCTCAGACTCTCTAAAGGCAGTACTAAATAATAATGTCCAACTTGAACCCCCATTATGTGTTGGTATAATTGGTAAAGCCAACTCCCACTTATTTGATTTAATTACAAAAGCGTCACCATCATTAATTTCACGGTAAACAATTCTTTCCGCAATCTCTCTAACAAATAAGGCAACAAATTCTTTTACCTCTAAATTAGTAATTTCTCGTTGGTTATACGTATCGTTTAATTCAGGTCTTGTTGACCTATCAGAAGAATGTGCCGTTCTAGAAACCTCAAAATTGAACTGAGTTTGTATCTCATGCACAATTTGAGCAATTCTCTTTTCTAATAATAGATTCTCCTTAATTAATTCTCTTAAATCATTCATATACTATAAATACTTTTATCTAATGATTTAAAACTTTATTGGTGAAAATTTTAGAATATTGTCAAAATAAACCACAACGAAACCACACACAGTTACTATTTATAGAATCTTATTAGACTTTCGTATGTTTTCTTCCCCCCACATAGGTTGAAGATTATCCAATGACCAACATTTCATAAACTCCTCATCACCCATCTCCCGTATATCAAATGATGTTATAGGTAACATATGGTCGACATGCCAAACCCCATAGTTATCCCAACTCATATCGTCCTTGAATTGTAATTCTAAATGTGTTATTAGTTCTTCAGGAGTGTATTGTAATATATCAAAGTAATGACCATATTTGTCCACATTACTTTCTTTTAATACGGTGTAGATTGCAGTCCTGAAATTACTGATTAATTTATAGATGGGGTCAGTATCTTTACGATGTTTTTCATACTTACGTTTGTATTCTCTATGTTTATCAATATTTTTTTCTCTCCATTTTTGATGGTAATCTGTTAAATATTCTCTATTTTTTTCTGACCAATTTTTATGGTTTTCACTTTTTCTTTTTTTTGTTTCAGGTTTTGATTCATATTTTTTCATAGAAACTTCTCTACCACCAATATTTCTTCTACCTGATGGCCCAAGGACAATACCATTATCCCTAAGAGTATTTAAGATAATTGTTTTATGTATTTTTAATTTTTCACTAATACTGGGAGAACCTAATAAATCTTCAGTGTATAACTTTATTATTTCTTTAACTTGTAATTCGGTTAATTCTATTTTTTTCATATACATAAATATAAGTTATTTGACCAAAAAATCAACTATTAAAATTAAGACATAAAAAAAGGGACAATAAATTGTCCCTTTAGTGTTATTCTTTAAGATTTTGATTATCTCAATTCTCTTAAATCGAATGTTCTAACACCATCTACGGTAATTCTGCCGTAAAATCTGTTGTTCACCATTTTTTTCGCGTATCTTGTCATTATTCCTTTAATAGGAGTAAAGTTGAACGGATTGTACATTGTAGGTGTTAATTGTAATGGTACGTATGGTGCGTAGATGTAACCTGTGTCTAACAATGATGTTCCTTTGTGTCCAATCAAAACTTGGTTTGGTGGAAAGTAAGGGTCACGGTAAACTTGGTAACGACCAGCTAATGTACCAACTCTTTCAATACCCATGTTGTATTGGTCTTGTTCAGGAGACGCGTTAGATACGTGGAAGTATTCTAAATCATCAAAAATCGCAGAAACTTCAGAAGAAACAACAATCCAGTTAGCTCCACCTCTTAAAGTAGACTTGTGAATTTGTGCTGACAACTGATTAATCGCAGTGATTAATGTTTGGTTCCAGTCTTTTTGAGTGTAGTTAGTTGTAGCAGAAATTCTTCTCCAACCATTGTAATCCCAACGTAAGTTCCATGCTGCACCTTTACGTAAATCTCTAAGGATTTCACGGTCGATTTCAGCCGCAACTTGTTCAGACAATAAAGCCGTTAATTCAGCTTCAGCGTCGATGTTGTGGAAAGCTGCAACGTCTTGAGCTAGCTCAGGAGACCATTGTGCTCTTAATTTTCTTTCAGTAACAGAAACTGTAACAGAATCCAATTCAAAAGAAACTTCTCCGATTTTGTCTTCAAATTCCATTTCTTTGTAACGTCTGAATACCGCAGTAAATGCAGTTGGGTCAACATTAGCTCCAAGAGTAGTTCCTGTGTAACCATCTAAAGTATCAGAACCACAAGTAGGACATGCTGGACATGATAAGTCAACTTCTAAATAGATACAACCTGTTGGTGAACAGATGTCATTGTATCGACCACCATTACCATCAGATGGCCAAGTAGTTTGTGCCATATTGTTTAATCCTGATACAATTCCTTGACCGTATTGTTGAGTAACAACTCTGAACAATAATGATTTAGGGTCATGAGCAGAATCAAAAGCGTTTTGACATTGTGTTGATGCAGTACTTGCAGACCATGTAGAGTCAGTATAAGTACCGTTAGCAAAAATTCTTAAATCAGATAAAAAAGTCTCAGAATCATATTCGTTACCATCAGGTCCGATTAATTTTCCTGTGCCAACATTTGCAAATCCGCACATAGAGATAATTACTTTTCTAACATTTTGATTATCAAAATCACTTCCGTTAGAATCTTCTAAATTTCCGTTATTCCAAACTTGGATAGTTGTACCAACAGTAACTGCTGACCATTGTCCTTTAGAGTAATCGAATAAACCTGGAGGGTCTAATTGTCCTTCATTTCCTTCGTAAAATAAATCGTAAAGATTTTTCTTACCGTAAGTTGATGCAGTACCATAACCTTCACCTGCTTGTGCCTCAGCCGCAGTTAAACCACCAACCGCTCCAACTGGACCGTAGTGTGGACCTGATTCGCCATCGTAAGCGTTAGCTGGTGTTTGAGCCGTTCCTCCATTATACCCTTGAATTTTAGGTACGAAGTAGAACAATTTACCGATTGGTAAGTTCATAGCTTGTACAGAAACGATATCATTCGCTAATAATTTAGAGAATACACGTCTAACGATAGGGAATACAACAGTTTCAAATGAACCTGAAGAACCTTCTGAAGTAGCTTCGTTTATTAAGTGAGACGCTTGATTCTCATATAACTGAGCTACGTTCTCTTTTAGGTGACCTTTAAGGCCTTCTAGGAATCCTAATCTATCCCATTTGTTTATTGTGTCTTCTTTGATAACTTTAAGGTGTTTTAACCCGATGTTACCGACAAGACCTGATTCTAATAATGCTCCCATTTTAGTATTTGTTTTTGTTTTTTTTGTTTAGTTTATTTTTATTTTTTATTTCATTTTAGACATTAAGTCTTTCATTCTAAGGAATTGAGGATTTTCATAAGTTTTGTTCTCAATTAAGTTAATTGCTGAACCTGTCGTTGGAGTGTTTTCAATTTTACGCTCAAATGATTCATTCATTGATTGACTTGTTGTAGGTGAAAGTTCGTCTTTAATTGTTTTGTACAAATTTTTAGATTCTTTGATTGATTCTACACCATCAAATCTTCTTAATATATTGATTTTTTCTTGTTTTGATGTTGAGTGTTCGGTAAACAAACGTGTAGCGTATGCTAAGTTTGAATTAAATACTGCAACCTCAGTCAATTTATTTCTGAAGATGTTTAATGCTTTTCTGTATTCTTCATTTTTTTCTCTAAGAACTTGGACTTCTGTTGTGTTGTTTTCTTTAAGTGCCATGTTGAAAGCCGAATGAGCTCTTGGTTTTGGTAAACCGCCTTTTCTACCTGCTCTACTACCTGCACCTAATGTACGTACACCTTCTTTGGTTTCTGCTTTTTTGATTGTACCAACAACTTTGTTAGCACCAACATTAGAGTTTTCACCTTTTTTATATTCAAATTTTGCTTTACCCGTTCCAACCGATTTAGGACCTTGTTTCATTTTTGTTTTGAAACCTGTTCCTTGATTTGGATTTTTAGAGTAAACTTTTACGTTAGGTTTTCCCATTCCGACTCCTTTTGGTTTGATAGTTTTCTTACCTGATTTAGATTCGTACATGTTTTCCATGTCTTCATCAAATTCTTCCATATCGTCTTCCATGTCATCATCTTCCATGTCTTCTTCTTCTTCATCATCGTCAAACGAGATTTCGTAAACGACTTCAGATTCACCTGCCATGACATCTTCCATGCCATATTCCATGTCACCTTCCATGTCATCTTCCATGACATCTTCCATGCCATATTCCATGTCACCTTCCATGTCATTTTCTTCCATGAATTCATCATCTACCATATTGTCAGAGTCGTCCTCACCAAAAACTTTTTCAACGATGTCATCGATATTAGAATGAGATTCGTAAAACTCTTCTTCTTCTTCTTCTTCTTCATCGCCATACTCGTCCATTCCTTCACCAACAATCATATATTCTTTGTTTGATTGAGTATCCTTAAGATTAATATTACCGCCAGCGTCTTTCGTTACTACGATATTATCATCAGGTCCCATCAATTGGAATACACGAAGAACTTCTTCGTCTGATTTTTTTGTTAAGTCAATAGGTTCTTCCATGTCATCATCTGCCATATCGTCTTCCATGTCATCATCTGCCATATCGTCTTCCATGTCATCGTCTGACATATCATCTTCCATGTCATCATCTTCCATGTCTGTATCTTGGTTATCAGCATCCATATCCATGTTATCCATGTCTATAACTGCATCGTTTTCAACCTCGTCATCT